ACGCTAATACAGCAGTTACGATCAAAGGGCTAGGAACTGGGAAAGTAGTTCTGGGAGATGGTAACTTAGTCTTCCCTGACGCTGACGGGAGTGCCAACCAATATATCAAAACAGATGGCAGTGCTAATTTAGCATTTGCTACGTTGCCTACTGCGGGGTTTACGCTCGGCACTGAGGTTGCCACAGGGAGTGGCACAAGTGCTACATTCAGCGGAATACCATCTGGCACAACAGTTGTTCATCTTATGTTTGAAAACTTTAAAACAGACGCAACCGAGTGGATCATAGAAATTGGTGACGCGGGAGGTATTGAAACATCTGGATACGCAGGCGGCTCTATTAGAGTCGATGGTGGCACATCAGCTGGTGACTCAGCCGCATCACAGTGGCGAGTAAAAGACAAAGGTGCAGGAGCGTCGGCTGGGCTTCACGGCGTAGTTATACTTTCATTAAAAGACGCAGCTAATTTTACGTGGGTGCAAAGTTACTCATTACGAATAGACAAAGATGTTTCATCATTTGGTGCTGGATCAAAATCTCTGTCTGCGGAGCTTACTCAGTTGAAAGTTTCAGGCGGCACTTTCAGTTCAGGATCAATTAACGTGAGTTTTATGTAAGGAGAAGCAGATGCATTTATCTATCACAGGCGCTACGTCTGACAACAAATTGGCAAAGTATCAACCGTTTGAAGCTGAAGCAGATGCCCAAGCCCATGCACTAAAATACAACGGCTTTGTTATCACTGACCCCGGCGGCAATCAAGAGTTCTGGGTTGTTAATATGACAGATAAAACAGTTGTCATTGACACTGACACTGAAGCCAGTGTTACAGCTTCAAGGACTATGTTTGATATACGCGAAGAACGTGATGGTCTTTTAGCTGCAACTGATTGGACAGGAAACAGTGATGTTACAATGTCGGACGCAATGACTGCTTACAGAACAGCATTACGAGATTATCCAGCAACGTATGCCGCTGACAATTCAGCCGCTTGGCCTACTTTAGGAGATTGATGTGAGTACAATTAAAGCTGATGCGATTACTGCATCAACGGGAACCAATACAAACATTGGTATTACTGGAAAAGGTTCTGGCAAAGTTAAGCTGGGTGATGGCAATCTGCTATTTCCTGACTCGGACGGGAGTGCCAACCAGTATATCAAAACAGATGGCAGTGCTAATTTAGCATTTGCTACGTTACCTACGGCTGGATTTACGCTCGGCACTGAGCAAGCAACTACAAGCGGCACCTCTAAAACATTCAGCGGCATCCCTGCGGGGGTTACAATGGTATCGCTGTTGTTTTTCGGTGTTAGCTACTCCGCTTCAGGTTCGGATTCATATATAATTCAGCTAGGTGACAGTGGAGGTATTGAGACTAGCGGGTATATTTCTTCATCCACTATGCAGTCCTCTCAAGATTTTTCTTCTACTAACGGCTTTGGTATGGAGCTAGACGAAGGGGACCGGGCGCTACATGGAATAATGACTTTTGCGCTAGAAGATTTTAGCAATAATACATGGGTAGCTTCTGGCGTGATGCGAGCGGGAACACCAAGGATACTATTTGTTGGAGGGTCTAAACCTCTTTCTGGGGTGTTAACACAAATCAAAATCAGCGGTGTGACTTTCGATGCTGGCGCACTGAATATTTTGTACCAATAGGAGACTAAAATGTACTTATCAATAACAGGTGTAACTCCTGACAACAAATTGGCAAAGTATATGCCTTTTGAAGCTGAAGCTGATGCTATCGCCCATGCTTTAGAATACAACGGCTTTGCTATTGAAGACCCAGAGGGTAATCAAGAGTTTTGGACTGTAGATATGGCAGCTAAAACTGTTGTCTTGGACACTGACACTGAAGCCAGTGTTACAGCTTCAAGGACTATGTCTGGTATACGCAAAAAGCGTGATGATCTTCTAGCCGCAACCGATTGGGCTGCATTACCTGATTCACCAACAATGTCAGACGCAATGACAACGTATAGAGCTTCACTGCGCGACTACCCGGCAACATATGCAAGTGATAATTCCGCTGCCATACCAACGTTAGGAGAATAAGATGTCAACTTTGAAGGCTGATTTAGTTACGGCTGTTACTACCAACGGAGCGTTAAAAGTCAAAGGGCTTGGTTCTGGAAAAGTTAAATTGGGCGATGGCGAGTTGATTTTTCCTGACGCTGACGGGAGTGCCAACCAATATATAAAAACTGACGGTTCATCTAATTTAGCATTTGCGACGTTACCCGCTGCTGGAGCGTGGTCAGTTTTGAGCAGCGGAACATTCAGCGGGGTGAGTCAATTAATTATTACTAGTCTCTCAAAAACAACCCAAGTCGTTCTGTCAGGTGTTACAGTTGCCACAAACAACGCTGTAATTCGTTTTACGTATAGTAATGACGGAGGTTCCAGTTTTGAAACGTCAGGATATTATCAGGGAATGAGACATCAGAAAAGTGACGGCGGACAAGATGATCTTGTAAATGCAAACGCAGCTTTTCACAGAACGTCAGCCGGAATGGGCAACGCTTCGGGTAGGGTAGCCGCTATTGATGTCACGATTTACAACCCTCAAGATTCTGGCACATACACAGCTTCACGCATCAACACACAGCACGTTGATGATTCAAGCGTAAGTATGCATTATTTTGGAGGTGCAATGTACGCAGTTGCAGAAGCTGTTAATGCCGTGAGATTTTTCCCGACGAGTGGCAATATGACGGGTACATACACTGTTATTCAGCTTAATTAATAAGGAAAAAAATAATGGCTATTAGAACAAAAATGATTGCAAGTCCTAGCGGGTCTGAAGTTGTGAATTTAACAGATGCAGAAAACGCACTAGTTGACTCAGAGGAAAAAGCATGGGCAGACGGCGAAGCTGCACGAACTATGGCTAATATACGTGAAGAGCGTGACGGTCTTCTGGCCGCAACCGATTGGTGGGGCGCAAGTGACAACACGATGACTGATGCACAGACGGCTTATCGTTTAGCTCTTCGTAACTATCCAGCTACGTACACTGCGGATACTTCAGCCGCTTGGCCTGAAAAGCCGTAGATTATGGTAGAACCAATCTCAGCAACACTTGCAGCTATTGCATTAGTGAAAGCGGGGCTGGAACACGCCAGTGATTTGAAAGATATTGGTTCTTCCGTTGATAACTTACTGAGCCAAAGAGATAAGAAGAAACCGAAAGAAACTCAACAACAAAAGGTTTTGCGCCAACGCACAGGCGAAGATGGGCAAGATGGCACAAGCATATCAGCCGTCATGGATGAGGTGTTAGCAGAGAAATCACACCAGATTGCCCTAGATAACTTAGCCGCTGAGATAAACAAGAAGTGGCCTACAAAAGATGGAAAGCCTACGACTTGGGACATTATTCTCAAAGCTAGAGAAGATAAAATTGCGTTAGTTAAAAAAAACAGAATTTTAAAGAAACAGAAAGACGATAAGTTTTTTGATACTGTTTTTGTCTGGCTAAAGAACATTACGATTTTAACAGGGTTAGCTATACTCTGCTTGATTTCAGGATATTTAATTTGGATTAATCGGTGTATAGATGAGGTGTGTTAATGGATGGCTCTGTAGACATAAAATTATTACTCAGCCTTGGAGCTATGCTAGTGTCTGTAGTTAGTGCATCCGTAATTGTTAAACAGAAACTAGCAGCGGTTATAGAACGCCTTGATGCACTACAAAAAGACTACGAGTCTCGTTTAAGAAAGCTAGATCAACGCACGGATAAGCAAGAAAATGAAATAGATTTAAACGCACAAAAGACTACAGTGTTGTCATCAATACTCTCTCCTTCTCAACTTGAGAGACAACATCGTGAAATGGAACGAACGATAGTTATGGCTGAGTCTAATCAGAGGCGAATCTTTAAACTTGAAGCGATGCACAATGGTTCTCATCCAAACATTAAATAGAAAGGTTACTATGGATCAATTAAAAAATATAGGGGATATAACTTCTATTACAGTAGTAGCTGGAACACTTATGTCTTTTCTGCCTCCGTTAGCTGCGTTACTGACAGTACTATGGACTTGTATTAGAATATACGAAACAAAAACTATTCAACGTTTTATACGAAAGATAAAGAAGGTAGATTAATATGGCTGAAACAACAACATCTAGACCTCTAACTATAAATGAAGCCAATAAACCTATATTGGATATACAAGGTGAACAGGCTTTGATGGGGGCAGATACTATAAATTCTGAAGGAGCGCCCGTTGCAGGTTCATATGATCTTGGTCAAGCTGAGTATACTCCTACTAATCAAGCTGTTCAAACAGGCGAAGATTTAGCTGTAGGTACTAAAGCACTTACTCCTACTAGTGTAGCTGGTACTACTACTACTTCAGATACGCCTGCTGCTGTTGCAACACCTACTACTGCTACTCCTTCTTTAATTGATCTAGATAGTGTAGAAAGAACCTTTAGTAGTCTTCCTACTATTGCTGCACAACAAGGTACTCTTTCAACAGGAGCTATTATTGATCCTAATCAAGTAGTAGATGAACGTACTAAAGCTGAGATGACAGAACGAGGTAGTCTAGCTGAAGCTAAGACACAGACTTTAGCACAAGAAGCTACTACTCAGTATCAAATAGCACAGATGATGACTTCGTTAGATAATGCTGCAGAGCTACCCGCATGGGCGGCTCCTAACGTGCGTAAAGTTAAGACTATAATGAATCAAAGAGGTTTAGGGGCATCCTCTATGGCTTCAGCAGCTATGGTACAAGCACTTATGGAAAGTGCTATACCTATTGCAAATGCAGATGCACAAGCTTATTCTAAAATACAACTACAGAATCTAACCAACGAACAACAAACTGCTCTATCTAATGCTGCTACTATTGCAGCAATGGACAGACAAAATCTAGACAACAGAATGAAAGCAGCACAACAAAATGCTACTACCTTCTTGCAAATGGATATTTCTAACCTAAATAATAGACAAGCTACTGAGACATTAAACTATCAAACTAAAGTACAATCTTTGTTTACTGATCAAGCTGCTGCTAACGCTGCTAAACAGTTTAATGCTACTTCACAGAATCAGATCAATCAGTTTTACGATCAACTTGGTGCTACTGTGTCTACTAATAATGCTAATCGTGAAGCTTCTATGAACACCTTCAATGCTGATCAAAGTAATGCTATGAAGAAGTATAACGCTAAACTAGAAGATACTAGAGAACAGTTTAACTCTAACATGCAGTTAATGATAGATCAATCTAATGTAGTGTGGCGTAGAACACTTAATACAGCTAATACAGCAGAACAAAACAAAGCTAATCAAATAAACGCGCAGACGGTTCTAGGTCTTTCAGTGCAAGCACAAAACAATCTTTGGCAAAAGTATCGTGATGAAGTGTCTATGGCATATAATGCTTCTCAGAATGATATGCAACGAGGTCACGCTATAGCTATTACAGCTATCTCTAATCAGTTTACATCTGATATGTTTGAAGCACAGATTGAGTACGAAGCAGCACAAGCTAGTTCAGAGGCGTTAAGCGGTTTAATTACTAAAGCATTTGATATAGGTAAAGCAGTACTTAGTAGACCTTCTTCCCCTCCCTCTTCATATGCTTATTTTTCACAAGGTAATGAAAATCCCGATTATGATTACTCAAATGCTTTAGATTAATAAATCTATATACAATATAAAATAACAAAGGAATAATACTATGAGTTTTTGGAGTTCAGTAGGAAGTGTGTTTGGTAACTTCATAGCAGATGAAGCTATTGACGCACTTACAGATAGTGACTCTTCTAGCAGTAAAGGAGGCGGTTCTTCTCAACAATCTTCTAACAGAGAGAGTGCTTCTAGTGCAGCGTATCAACAAGCAAGTCTAGCACAGGGTAGAACTGCTGCAGGTATACGTGCAGGAGAAAAACCTAATCCTTTTAGAGCGCAGAATGAAATGGCTAACTTTGTTAAAGGTAATATTAAAGAAGATGATATTAGGAAAAACCTAGTAGCGCAAATGGTACGGCAAGGTGCTGATCCTAGTACTATTAATAATGTACTTAGACAATGGGATTCACAAGACAAAGCTTTAAGCGCACCTCGCGTAGCTGCATCTCAATCAGGCTTTGCACAGAAAACAATAGGAGCTTAGAGATAAGGCATGGCACAGAAAACAGAATTTTTAGACATTGATCTTCTTAATATGAAACCAGTACCGGGAGAAAGTCTAGTAGAAGAACCGGGAAAACGTCCTTATGAGCGTCCTCCACAGATTACAGAGGTAGATGAAGCTCTTCAATATTTATTAAAGTCTACTTTAGATGATGATGAGATACGTGAAGAACTGTTTGATGTGTTAGATATGGGTATGAGCGTAGAGACAGTAGTATCTGCTATGTTACTACAAAACTTCTCTGAAGGTGTATTTAATCCTGATGTAGCTGAACTAGTTAAAACACCTATGATTCAGCTTCTCACACAAGCAGCTTCTGATGCAGGTATAGAAGACCTAAATATTACTAATGAAAATCTTCCTAAGAAACGTTCTACTGAGGATAAAGTAGAGCTTATGCGTACACTTAATCCACAGAAGTTTGATAGATTACGTGAAGAAGGTATGTCAATGAACGAAGAGATGCCAATGGAAGAAGAAGAGCTAGAGATGGAAGCGCCTATGGAACAAGGTTTCATTAATAAAGATCAAGAAAGCATGAGGGAAGTTTAGAATGGCTATAAATCTAGGTAACATTAGAAGCGCAGGATTTCGTAAAGGTCTTGCTACAGGTTTCATTAAAAGTGAGGCTGCAAAAGCTGATGCTGATAGGCGTGAAAAAGAATACCAACAGCTTCTAGCTAGAGAGCAAACTAATAGAGATTTTCAAGCTGAACAGAGTTCTTTAAGTCGTGCGTCTAGTGTAGAAGAATCACGACTTACTAGAGAAGCTCAAACAAAACGTAATACAAGCCTAGATTCTCAATTTACACAAACACTTAATGTGCAAAAAAACGAACTAGCCTTTAAAAAAGAGTTACAAAAAACTGCTAGAGATACTAATTTATTAAGTTTACAATTAAAAGAGTTAACTCTTAAAGGTAAACCTATAACTCCAGAGCTAAGAAGCCAGTTTACAGAACAATTTTCAAATGTAGATAATGCAAGTGTTCTTATGGATTTGCATAATGTAGGTGTAGGTGTTACTAAAGACAAAGATACTCTTAAAGTTGCAACAGATTTAGTAAAAACTATATTAGATGGAAAAAATACAACAGATACATTTACTCAAGAACAAATAGATAAGTTTAAAGCAGTAGGTAGTCCTTTTTTTACTACTTATGATACAGTAGCTAAAATAAATTCTCAAATTAATTCATCAAATAATAGAAAAGTATCAGGTAAAATTAACTCTAATTTTAATCCCCGTACTATAGGAGGAGATATATCTTTTAATGTATATACTCCAAGCGCACGTATCTCTGCTATAGGAACAAATACTACTGATCCTACAACAAGATTAGCAAATACTTTTAGTTTACTTAGAGTAGAAGATGCAAATTTATACAAAGCTTTAGATTTAGGAAATAATACAAAAGGACTATCAGAAGAAAACAAAGAAGGTATACATAATTTTTATGTAGAACATTTTAGAAGGTTTGCAAATGGTATACAGGGTAAAGACTCTACTACACAGTATAGGTTAACTAGAGACTATATGGAAAAAGGCGGTAATTTAAAAGGTTTTAAACAGTTAGTAGAAAAAGGTATTATTAAGCCAGATAACATATTTAAAGAATCAGGTATTGATACTGTTGCAGAAACTACAAACAATAAATACATACCTAATATTAATGTAGATAAATTACAGAAGTTACAACAAAGCGATACTTTAGATTCAGATGTAGAAAATATGCTTATGAAACCTAAAGCAGTTATTAGCGGGAGTAGTAGTGGTACTGATGTGTTACAAGGAGGTCAAGGAGAAGATAATCTTAATAAAGAAAGACGTACACTTTTTCAAAGTTGGAGAGCGCAAGGCTTTAAAATGTCTTCTGGTCCTACTGACGCTTCTTATGAAGGTAAATCATATAAAGTTGCTTTACTAAATACTTTTAGAGACAGTACTGGCAGAATAGACATGACAGCGTACAGAAAACTAATAACTGCTATAGATATATCTGTAAGTGACTTTGAAAGAACATTTTCTCAAGATGGTAGTTCTGTTAAAACAAGTCTGAATAAACAAAGAGTTTTAAGCGCAAAATCAAAAGAAGTGTGGTCACCTTTAGTAAAATCTAGTCGTCTTGCAATTCAAAATGCTGCTGAAGTTACAAATATTGCTGAAAGTATTAGAGATATTAGTTCAGCACTAAGCTCTAGCGGTAATATAGGAGTAGGTACAGCTTCTAATGTAGTAGGTTCGGCTGCTAGACTTGTGCAGATAGTTACAGATTTTAAAACTGTAGGTGTTGGCAATATAAAAGAAATGTTTGATAAATTTAGAGATAAACCTGATGGTCCTAGTGTTTCTCAACTTAAAGAACAAGCATTATCTTCAAATTCTTTAAGAGGTTTAAACGAAGAAGAGATAAAAAGAAGAAAAAGAACACTTGGTAATTTAGACAATAAAGTAACTTCAGAGTTAAAAACCATACGTGCGGATAACTCTATATCACTAGAAGTAAAACAACTTAGAGAGCTTATTGTGTTTAAAAAAATAGCTTTAACTTATCGTATGTCAGGGCTTTTACAAGGAGATGCTTCAGGTAGAAGTATTTCTAATCAAGATTTTGAATATGCTTTAAAAGCAGTATGGGGCGAAAGTTATGCTGTAGAAGTTAAAATGGATGCTATTATAGAATTTTTTGATCAGAAGAAAATGATGGCTCAAACTATTTTAGATTACAGTAATGAGGGTATTGGCGATATAGCTATGAGTTTAACGTCTGATCAAAGTAATGAATCATCTAGAAGACTTTCTGAGAGAATGACAAAGGAAATACAAAATAATCCTTCACTTCAAAAGTATGACGCTGCAAGGCTACCTGCTACTTCTCCAGTAAGAAGAGGTATGGAAGATGTATTAAAACCTAAAAAGAATGTAATGGGGTTACTAACAGGTATGG